TGAGCTTGGTAATCAAATTAAAGTAGGCAAAAAAGATTTAAAGTATAAAGACTACAGTAAAGCAATGATTGAGCCAAATTTAGGAGGTGTTGCAGGAACGGGTCTATATGATAATACTGTTGTACAAGGTATATATATTAACATTAAAGACTTGAAGTTAGATCCTAAGACAAGTAAACTAAGGTTAAACAAAGGTGGCTTAGTTAAAGGTTTGATGTCAAGATGAAACTACAGAAGTTAGTAAACGATAAGCCTTTGTGGGATGAGTTCTGCGAAATGCTAGATAATAAAATACTACAAGTACACAAGAAGATGGAACAAGTTACAAGTACTGATGACATGTTTCGATGTCAAGGCGAAGCAGCAATGCTACGTAAGCTTAAATATTTGAGGGATGAAGTCAATGGCAATAAATGAACAAATGGAAATGGCCTTTGCTGACCAAGATCAAAAAGTAGATCCTGTATCAGGTAACGAAGTTCCTCCGGGGTCTTTACCTGAAGAGGTACGTGATGATATTGACGCTAGGTTAAGTGAAGGTGAGTACGTTGTACCTGCTGATGTTGTTCGTTTCTTTGGTGTAAAGTTCTTTGAAGACCTACGTATGGAAGCTAAGACAGGTTTAGCTGGAATGGATGCAGCTGGACGTATTGGTGGTGATCCTGTAGATGTTCCTGCTGAAGGTGAAGATGTTAGTGAGCAGGACTTAGCTATGCTAGAACAAGCCTTAGCTACATCAGGCCTCAAGGAAGGTGGTCTTGTAAACAAAACATTAAACTCTATTGCATCACAAGGTCAGACTGATCCTCTAGTAAATGCTCGTATGAACGCTAAAGGTATGACTGTTGGTTTTGCAGCTGGTGGTATGACAGAATCTTTGTACAACGATACTACTAAGATTGATACTGTTATTGATAAAGTTTTAGCTGCAGCAAAGACAAACCCTTCTTTGTTAGGAGAGTTATCTAAGCGTGGCGTTACAGTAAATACTACTAAGGCTGACATGAAACCTTCTGATATGGAACAAGCTAATAGACAAACTCAAACTTTAGCTAGTGGTGGTTTTATACCAGTTGAGAACTACACTAAAGTACAAGACATGATTTCTGATAAAGCTAAGAAGGGTTCAGGTTACGCACCGGGCGGTGATGTAATTGATAACATGCCTATCCCTCCAGTAGAAGAAGCAACAGCAGGTACTCCAACTACTACGTCTGGCTTTAACCCCTTTCAGTTTGGCTTAGGCTTCTCTTCCTTTGGTACTAGACCTATGGCAGGTACTCAAGCTGAGAATGCTTCAATAATGGTAGACTACTATAATCCTTCTACAGGGGAGACTATGCAAATCCCTCATGATGCAGTTACAAACTTACCACTACAAGCTGTACCTGCAGGGTTTATCATGGGCGTTCCTCCTGTAGTAACTGCACCTACAGGTAATCTCAATAGAGGAGATAAGAATGATGATCAAGGACCAGACTTGGATGCTTGGAAGAATAAGTATACCTACTCAGATCCTGATGCACTTGCAGGGGAAACATTAGGTGCAATTAATAAAGAGCAAAGCGGCTTAAGTAAGTTCTTTAAGAATAGCCCAATTAATCAATTTCTTCAAGCTACTGCTATAGGAGAGTTAAAAAGTAACATTGACTATTTAGAATCAAGAGGGTATGATTCAGATAAGATTGCTGAAATGAAAGCTGCTCTAGCTGTACGTACTGAGGCTCGTCTTGGTGATACAGCAAATCTAGGTTCAATTATAAACTATGCATTAACTAATACTTCTAACCTTACAAATAAAATACTTGAAGAGTATGGTAGTGATCCATTTAAAAAGCTTAAAACTACTAAAACTGTAAGTGATTTTGCTTCAGTAGGAGGGGGTGTAGATGAAGCTAGAAAAATAAAAGAAAGTAGAGAAAAAGATGGACCAACTGAAAAACAAAAAGAAGCAGATACAAGAGTTAAAGCTGCTTTAGCAAAATCTACAGATCCTAGTAAAGCAGAAGAAAGAAAAGAAAAAACTAGGAAAACAGTTTCAACTGAAACAGCAAGAACATCTGCTCAAAAAGCTGCAGATAAACTTGGAACAAAATTAGCAACTGGAGGTCGAGCTAAAGGAGGATTAATGCAAAAGAATAAAAAGAAAAAGAAGAAGTAACTATAAGGCTACCCGGCTAATGCTGGCCCCACATAAAAGGAAGTACTATGTCTGAACTACAAACAATGGAAACACCAAAGTCTGCAGGGTTCGTTGATCCTAATTTCAACAATGCTAACAAGCGTAGAATCCAAGAACAAGAAGAAGAACTAAAAGAGCTTATGGAAGGACAGTCCGATGGGACTACGGAATCCGATGGCGAGTCAACTTCGTCAACCAAAGTACAAGATGAAGGTGATTCCAAACAAAAAGAAACCAACGCTAAAGGTGAAGCACAAGAAGAAGAAAACCTAACTAGCGAAGAGAAGACCTACAAGAAACGTTACAGTGACTTGCGTAGTCATCAGAACAAACAAGCAGAAGAGCTTAAGGCAATTAAAGCCCAGCTAGAGAATGCACAAGAGAGAGGCGATATACGTTCTCCTAAGTCTGATGAAGACATAGAAGCTTGGTCCCGTCAGTATCCTGATGTAGCTGCTATTGTTGAACGCATTGCTGAGAAAAAAGCACAAGAGAAGTTTTCTAGTGCAGATACTCGTTTGCAAGAGATTGATCGTATTAGTGCAGAAGCAGACCGCAACCGAATGGAAGATGAGATTAGGGCTATGCACCCTGACTTTGATGAGCTACGTAGTAGTGATGTCTTCCACGATTGGGCAGGTGAGCAACCTAAGTGGGTTCAAGATGCTCTGTATGAAAACTCTGAAGACCCAGCCTCTGTTACTCGTGTAATTGATTTATACAAAGTAGACAATGGCCTAGACAATAAAACTAAAAAGAAGTCATCTAAATCTGCTGCCTCTGCTGTTGTAACTAAGCGTACAACTAAGCCAGATCAAAATGACAACAGTGGAAGTTTCTCTGAGTCGCAAGTACATAAGATGTCTGCTGCTCAGTATGAAAAACAATCAGATGCTATTATGGAAGCTATCCGTTCTGGAAAGTTTAATTACGATATGACAGGCGGTGCACGATAATAGCAAATAAAGCATTGACATCTATAGTGTACTTAGTATAACTATAGGTGTCTTTACATTAAGTAGTAAGCCTCTTTACATAGACTACCTTACTCTTAAGACAAAACTACCTCGCTAAGTCTAAACACACCAATTATAAGACCTACCTAAATAAGTATAGGCCCGTATAACTTACCTTATATGCACCCTAAAAAGTTTAGCCTCTTATCGGTTAGTTTAGCTTATTACTTATAAGCCAAACACCAAACGGAGGATTTATCTCATGGCTTTTACAACAGCAACAGGTTATGGCAATTTACCTAATGGTAACTTTAGCCCCGTAATCTATTCCAAAAAAGTACAGCTTGCATTCCGCAAGTCAACTGTCTGTGGTGACATAACGAACTCTGACTATATGGGTGAGATTGCAGCACAGGGCGATACCGTCAAGATTATCAAAGAACCAGAAATTTCTGTCTCGCAGTACGCGAGGGGTACGAACGTGACCGCACAGGATTTACAGGACGAAGACTTCTCCTTAGTCATTGATAAAGCTAACTATTTTGCTTTTAAGATGGACGATATTGAAGAGGCTCATTCGCATGTAAACTTCATGGATCTTGCAACTAATCGTGCCGCCTATCGTTTAGCTGACAATCATGACCAAGAAGTTCTAGGTTACATGTCAGGCTACGCACAGTCTGCAAATCACAGCAAAGCTAGTGCATTGAACACTACTGTCAATGGTACTAAATCTGTCTCTACTGCAGGTTCAAACGAGTTGCTATCTTCTATGCAGCTTCACAAAGGTGATTTTGCAAATATCACTACTACATCTGCTGGCACTCACTCAATTCCTGTGACTGCTCGTATGCCGGGTGCATCTTCACTACCAACTGCTACCGTTTCTCCTGCAATGATTATTGCTCGTATGAAGCGTTTGCTAGACCAACAACAGGTTGACTCACAAGGTCGCTGGCTTGTAGTTGATCCAGTATTCATGGAAATCCTCGCTGATGAAGATTCACGCTTCATGAACGCAGACTTCGGTGAATCAGGTGGGTTGCGTAATGGCCTTGCTGTAAGTAACTTCCACGGCTTCCGTGTCTATTCCTCGTCTAACTTACCTGCTTTGGGTACTGGACCGGGAACTTCAGGTACGGCTAATCAGCTAACTAATCTGGGAGTTATCGTAGCTGGACATGATTCTGCTGTAGCAACTGCTGAGCAGATCAACAAAACTGAAACATATCGTGACCCTGACAGCTTTGCTGACATTGTTCGTGGTATGCACCTATACGGTAGGAAGATACTTCGGCCTGAAGCTATCGTCACTGCTCGT